AATCCTGAACACATCAAAGTGGTCAGGCTGGTCAGCCAGTAATTTAATCGTAGCGCCATTCAGGTCGATGATTGTGTCGCTCTGCGGAAGCAAGGTGCTGGTCATATACGTCACACCCGGCTGGAACCAGACGTACCCGTTACTATCCAGTGCTGCTTGAATCGCTGCTGTGTTGTCAGATACCTCTGTTGTTGCAGATTCGTCTTCTACAGCGCCGTAGCGCCGTACATCGCCAGGTTCATACTGCGGATCAACGATATTACCCGCTGTCGTAACGCCCTCAACGTAATCGGGGATGTTCGCGTCTTCTTCACGCTGAGTCCGAGGATAATGAACCAGAGTGCTTGACATGGGAACAATGTCCCAACCAATATCAGTCGATGACCAAACAGTATTACCGTCAGAATCCTTCAGCGTTACCTTATATTCCTCACCGTCTATGCCCCATAGCTCTTTCCTCACGCCGGATATTTCTGGTTCGCCGCGTTGGTTTAAGTCGAGAGTGGCTGCGTTAGGTGTCTGAGGTACGTCTGCATCAGCCGCAGTGGGGTACGTTGATTTGTCTAAACCAGATGTGGGGTCAACAGTCTCAATCGTGCCGCCATCATAAGGGTCGCCGTTCTCGTCTAAGAACTGGGGTGTTGGTATGCCTAGTACGGGGAATGCCATTTAATTATATGCCTTCATAGATTGTGAGTATAGTCATTAAGCCTTAGCCGTTATACCGTGGTAGCTATGGCAGTCCATACCATTCCAAGCGCGGCTGTGGAGTAACCGCCCACCACCTTAATCATAGAGAGGGATGGCTCATAGATAACATATCCCTCTCCGGTTTCCATTATGTCAGTGTCCAATGTCAACTGCGTGTCACTATCGACATTGGTTACGAATGCTGATGTTGAATCGGTTGAGTTATATACAAGATCACCAATATCTACAGTGGTTGAAAAGTTCTGCCCAGACTGGATTAGTTTGAAGGCTGTAGTGACCCCATCCGTTGTGCCGCTATCCACGGTTGCTGGCGAGAACGAGACAGTCGCAGCCTCGTTGATGGTTTCAGTTGAGTTGCCTACGTTTCTCCAGTAAATAGTCCCATCGAGCGTTGAACCGCTTGAATGAGTGGGTTCCGTACTCGCAGACGTACCATCGTTCTGAGCAACATAGATTTTAGTCCCTGAGTTCTTGACTTTAGTGAATGCCTCATACTCTGTTGTAGCTGCCCATGTCGCTACTGCGTCTACATCAATCTTGACAATGCCAGTGGTCGAGGTTTCCCTTACTATAAGGGTTTCCATCGTGCCTTGAATATTCTGATTGACAGGCAGTTTGACCGTTGCTGTCTGATTATTAGCTGGAGCGACCCGAATAATTGAAGGCAACTTGCGAACATCTGAGTAATCAAGCGTTACGTCTGTGGTGCTTTGCTCCCTAACCGTGAATGCAGAGTCGCCAACAAAGTGCTTGCCGTACATAGTTGTATTGCCAGCATCTTCCTCACACCACTCAGACTCGTTATGGGATCGCCAACCGTCCATACCGATAACTTCAATAGGCCCGAACTGAGGTTCATCAGCATCAATGGTTACTATCCCTAAGTTAGCAGAATTGAACGTAAAATCCATGTCTTCAAGCGTCAGTTTGCCATTGCCTGATGTATTGAAACGCCTTATTTTCCCTTCTGATGACGATCTCATTACACAATTTTTGAGGCGGATTTCACCTACCCGGTCTTCACCTAGAGTTCCTGTGGCCTGACCAATTTCAACATCATAAGTAGCAGTCCCATCACCAGAACTTATAATACAATTATCTAATACAATGCCGCTTGTTCTAGCAAATACTGGATTTTCATTATCTGCCGCAGTAAAGTTGCTGTCATACCCACATGAGTCAGAGAACTTGAAGTCTGTATGGTCTGCTGCACCTCCCCCATCTGCATTTTCAGCCCAACAGTTTAGTAGGTGTGCCGCAAGTATGCCATGCCGAAACCACCAATTTACTCGATTCCAATTACCCTCACACCCAGATAAGAACCATGTGCTAGAATAATGTTCGCGGTCAACATCATAAACACCACCAAACTTCCAGCCATATTCAAAGCCATTTACGTTACAGCCGAAGCAGTTGTTAGCGCCACCACCAGCACTAACTGGCTCATAATCAAAACCAATACCGTGGTCAGAAGTCGAGCCACCTGTATTCCGAGGCACAGACCCGGTTATGTCAACATGCTCCATAGTCAGGAAGAACACAGATAGAATCTTTACACCACCGCCAACTACAGCAGCGTCATTCAATATCCCAAGCCGCTTCCATGAGGTCTTTGACAGATTATCAACAATCATCGCGTAGTCAGATGTAGCAGACCAGATGCTAAAGTCCTCAAACACAAGACCTTGTGCAGTCTGATGAGCAAGGTCACCTATGTCAAACGCATAGCCACTTGCAGCCGTGTACTTGAATACAGTTCCTACCGCATCACGATTCCTAAGTTCTGCATCACGCGAACCACCAGCACCCCGTAGTATTATTCGCCCATCGTGGCGTGATTGATTGAGGAATCCGGTGTTGTTAGTCGTGTCCCAGTGGAAGTAAACCGTAGTGTTGTGACTGTAAGTTCCTTCCGGTGCATAAACAGGAGAGCCACCGTGAGACTGCTGGTTTATCGCGTTCTGTAACGCGAGGTGGCACTCAGTGCTGCCCGTTGGGTCTGCTCCATAACGCTGTGTGTTTCCCGGCTCAAGATAAGGATTAACAATATCCCCAATCGTATTCCCACTCGCATACGCCGCAATGTTCGCATCTTCCTCAGCCTGAGTCCTCGCGTACTGAATCGCTGTGGAATCGACTATGCTAATGTCCCACGCTATATGGGTGTCTGACCATACCTCAGTGCCAGATGAGTCTTTCAGGATTACCTTGTACTCCTGACCATCGACTCCCCATATACCAACAGGAACCCTGCCCTCTTGGTTTAGCGTGATGACAGAAGCATTAGCGTTACTCGCGGCATCAGCGTCCACAGCAGTCGGATAGGAATACTTATCAGAATCATCCGTTGGCTCAAGGAACGTCAGCGTACCCGATGAGTACGGGTCGCCATTGTCATCGGTGTAGGTCGGGAAAGGTTGACCTAATATGGGAAATGCCATTCGTTAATCCTGGTTAGTTTGTTTCATCGTAGGAACTTATGTCTACTGGTGCTGACATTTGTGCAGCAGCACCACCGAGCGCACGAAGCACAGCAGCATTGGAGTTCTGAAGCCCGCCGCCAATCATTATCTTGCGACCAGTATTGGACAGATAGAATCTTGAAACAATGCCGAATTGGAACATTGAAGTCATTGCATTACTCGCCAAGTCTAGTGTCATTATGGCTGGGATAATCCCCTTAGCAATAGTCGCGCCTTGAATTGATGTACCAGCATCCTGAACGCTCTGGAACGCCTTTGTCAAAGTTTTGGCATCGCTGATTAGCGCCCTCTCTCTAGGTGAGAGCATTCGCCACAACTCGCTACGCTTGAGAGTTGCCATGCGAGTTGCCAACAACCCTTCGTTGGCTTTCATAACGCGACCACCATGCTCAATAACGCCATCCCAAACCCAATCAACAATCGAAGCCCTAAGCGACTCTCGCAGAGGCTTGTTGTTAGTTTGGTTCGCAGCCTTCATTAAGGTATGGGTTTGCCGTGGGTTCCCGCTAGTTATCAGTGAGTCAACGAAGTTTCTATTCGTAATCTGCATTTCCTTCATCGCAGGAGCGCCGATAGAAGCTATCCTCTCCAACTCAGCGGTAGTTTTTCTGAATATCTTTTGAGTCGCCCGTGGCATGAGAGCATCAAGTGTCTCTTGGTCGAATGAATCAAAAACTTTCCGCGCTTTTGAAGGGTCTTTCAGAATTTCGGAGTATGCAGCGTCTTGAAATGACTTCCAACGCTTAGGGGAAACGGCGGAACGAATAGCCAGTAAGTTTTCAGAGTTATGTGGGGCTACATACGAACGAGCAAGTTTGCCTAATTCCTCGCCCTTTGCTATAGCCTTAACTGCTGCTTTGCCTAGAGTGGTGCTTCTGATGGCGTGAGCTGAATTAGCAGCCGCCCATGCCTTGAGGAAGCGTGGGTTTGTGTTTAGCGGGTTTCTGAGAATATCATCCACAGCTTTATAAAGGTCGTTAGCCTGTCCGGTAGCTTGCGTAGGCAGTTCACCCGGCTTAACCTGCTTTAAGTCCCATAATTCTGTTCTGACGTTGCGTAACTGGTCTGTTACAGAAAGAGTTGTGCCATCTGGGAGTTTCTTCGCCCCTTTAATGGAAAGGAAGTTATCAACTGCGCTATTGATAGCCCCGCTGAACTTGCCTTTTGAGCCAGCACGAAGGGAGGCAGCTAGAACCATAAATGGCGATGAGGCTGGAACGTCCTGAGTAGTAGTAAGCGGTTTGCCGGAACTATCAACAATGTTGCCGCCGACCTGTCGAGTGGAACTCTTGCTGGTTCCAGAGGCCACCACTGGCTCTAGCCCAAATTTAGGTTCCGCAATCAACCGCGCTTCGTCATAGAGTTTAGAGACTGCCTGTTTGGAGGCTTTTGAATAATGCGCAATGCCTTCCTGAAGCTGTTTACCTGCTTTGCCAAGCATTGTCCCGCGTACGTTTATCTTAGCCAGGAATACATCGCTGAAGTTTTTAAGAGAGTCTACAACGTGACCCATAGCCCCTGCTTTATTCCCCGGAGAAGCAGACTTAATAACATTGTCCAAAGTAGTAAGCAGGTCATTGTATCTACGCTGAAAAGCGGGGAGTACAGCACTCGCCTGTTTTTCCTGTAGGCGTATGATGGGATTGTCTGTTACGAGGCCGGGAGTCATCTTATCAAGAAGCCCTTTCTTGTCAAGATTTTTAGCCGCTTTAAGAACACCTATTCCCGAATCGCCAACCTTTAGCGCACCAGCGCCCCGTAATACGTTATAGGTCGCTGCAAAAGGCGACATTATGGCATTACCACCCAACGAATACCCTCCTTCCGCAGCAATCTCTATAGCTTGCTCACTAAGGGTCTGCGCCTGAACGCCGTTCATATACTGGAACCCCTGCTCTACTGTCTCACCAAATACCGCGCCCAATGCATTTAGAGCAATCGTGGCTGGAATTGTTAGAGGCGCGGCAGGAGGGGCAACAACACCAGCATAGAGTGCAAGCCCAATCTCGCCAGCTATCGACTCAGCAGATGGAGCAAGAGCTTCCAGAACGTCCATCCAAAGATCGCTTTTCTGGAATCCTTGCGGCTCAGTTAGTTTCCATTGAGCCTGTGGACTCTCACGAAACAGAAGCGTGTCTTCGTCATAGCCAAGCGCAACAGACTCGCCCATAACCATAATCTCGCCTTCAGCGAATTCCTTTTTTATACGAAGCCGCTTTTCCGCAAGGTTATCGCCACGCGCTAATGAAAGACGCAGAGCCGGACTAGCGAAGTTATCCCTGTCAAAGTCAGCGCCGAAGAATTCTACTGACGAACTCTCAGCGGTCTGCATCAGGAATTGGGCTTCTTCTCTGGAACCACCACCGGATGACTCGCTACCTGAAGTTTCAAGCGCAGACATAAGTGCCTTAGCTTCATCACGGGCTGTATCTCTAACAACAGTAGTCATTATTCACCACTCAGTTGAATGGCTCGAAGCCGCAAGTACGCCCTTGTGCGACCCTTTTCGTCAATGCCCGCCTTTGTTAGGTGGTCTATCAGGGCTGTAACACCATCCTCATTGGTCAGGTCATAGGGTGGGCTTATATCCTTATCTTTCTTAGCAATGTTATATCTTGTGACAAGAGATTCCTCGTACAGTTGTTTCAATGCGCCCATGACTTGAGGGTAGGCTTTGGGAAGGTCGGCCATTGTTATACCCTTATCAATGGTTGAAACAGCGTTGTTTACAATCTCAAGTTCCTTGTCTGATACACGCTTGCCTTTTTCGGGGGTCAGGATAGGCACTAACTGTGATCGGATTATCTTGAGTTGAGTTTGCATACCAGCTATTGTTTCTTGGTCTGCGTCAGAAATAAACTGCGCAATAGCTTCCGCACCCTCCTCGTACCCTAAGTTATGAGCGATACCAGCTAGAGTCATCGCACCAGCACCCTTAGCACCTACAGCGCCCTTAATGTCCATCATCTTTGGCATAGCATCTGCAAGAATCTCATCTAGTTCGCTAGACGCATCGTATGAGTTTTTGTTCAGAATATACTGCGCGCTCCGGTGAGTTGGTGTAGTGGGGTCTTGTGCGTCATACTCAGTCTTGCCGGGAGTTTTCTGATTCAGTTTGTCAATTCTGCCAAGCAGAAACTTCTCAGTCTCAGGGTCGTTAGCACCAGCCCGATTCTTGGCAACCTGTTGAATCAGACCAGTCATTTCACTTGTGCTTGCGCCACTAGCCAATCTGGCTTCATTAAGAGTTTCAACCCGTGTTTTGGCAAGGTCGGCTGCTTCCCGCTGCCCCTCAAGTTGTTTCTTCTGCATAGACAGCGCAAACATCTGGTCTTCCACGGCAGCAATGCTACCAAGCCGTTGTGCTTCTTTAGCAAGAGACTGTGTTTCACCAACAAGGCGTTTCGTTTCTGGAGAACCTGGAGACAGCAGTTTTGACTTGTCAGAAGCCTCCTTTGCCGTGCCATAAGCCCCCACCGCTTCATTAGCAACATTCTCAGCATCTATAACCGTGTTGACAGCATTGGAGACTTTCTGCCCCATGTCCTTCATTTTGAACAGTTCAGCGCGGTCTTTCTTGTAGTCGCCAGTTAGATTTTTGCCTAATTCTGGGTTTATTTCATTCAACTTCGGAAGATAAGCGTCTTCTTCAGCCTGACTGCCAATAGCGCCGATAATTGTATCTGCCGCTTTAATCTGGTCTGTCATTTTGCCGTACTTCGCAGCCGCAGTTACCCGCTCTTGCTGTGCCTTACGAGCGGGAGCCTCATCGCGCCGAATCTGATTCTGCTGCTGCATTCCTTCAGTAGCCGCTTTGACACGGTTGTTCTGAAGCCCTTGAGCCTTCGCGTCCAAGTAGGATTTTGCGATATTAATGGGGCGCTGGTTTGCTGCTATGTTATATAGAGTCATGGATGTGCCTTAATCCTCATCCCACGGGTCGGGGTAGTCAAGAACTGATCGGTCTGTGCCAAAACCGCCTGGGGTGTTGCTGGCGAGATTGTTAACGCCGGGGCTGTTGTTTCCTTCCCAGAATCCGCCATCTGCATTAGCACCGCTGCCCTTCCTGCTCATGTAATCTCCCAAAAGAGCCGCGCCGCTTTCAAGCGCATCGCCCCACATATTACCCTTAGCTATTTCATTAGAGGCCAGAGTAGCACCGAGGTTAGTCATGTTACCTGCTGTTTGTTCTGCGAACTTATTGTTAGACCCTGTGGCTGCTGTCATACCATATCCAGCTATTCCACTCAGTCTGTTGAAGATTTTGTCGAACTCAGCAGAAGCATAGTTCTGGCTGTACTCCATCGCACCCTTCATTGACTTGCCGGATAGGGATGAGCCGTGAGCAGCCGCTTGGCGATCCAGTTCTTTCTGGCCTTCTTCAAGACGGAACTGATAGCCTGGGTCTTCTTTCCACTGATATATGTCTGCTCCAGGGGCATTAAGGTCTTCTTCTGGCAAGGTCTTGTTCATTTCAGCCCATTCGTCAAATTTGCCCACACCTTGAGCTATTTGAGACATTCCGAAGCCTATATGCTTGCTCTTACCACGCCGCCCGTACCACTCTTGGTAGCCAAGCCTTGCTTCATCTGCGGTTGCGTCCTTGCCGTACTTCTCGTAGAAGTCCTGATAGCCGCTACCCGTTATAAACTCGTTCCAGAAATCATTGTCAGTGTCGAATTGATTGCCATGAAGCGTGGGCATGGTACGAACATCATCACCCTGACGGAAGCGCATGATGCTATCACCAGTTGTTCCCTCGTCCCAATCGTATCGGTCTAGCGGGTCGTTGGGATCATCAGGTTGAGCCACTTGAGGTAGCCCCATCATGGCATTCATCGCGTTATTCGCGTTCCAACCCGATTCAGTGTAGGGTGCGAATCGTGCTACGTTCTTGTCCTGTTCCTCGGCTAAGTAGGCATTGGCTTGCTCCGTAGCGATACGGGCTTTTCTCGCGGCTTTGTTGCCGGACATAATGCCCAAGCCACTGCTGAGGACTGTACCACCCGCTACAGCCGCTGCTGCCCAACTCATGTCGTTACTCCTTCAAGCAGGTCGGGAAAGTCCGTGGCGATTATCTGCTTCTCAATCTCATCCACATCAGTTTCCTCTGTCGCGTGAACTGTTATCCACAGTGAGTCTTCCAAAATTTTCAGGACTCGTTTTGTTCCTGCTAATGTCTTAATCATGCACGGCGCTTCAATCACTTGCCCACCTTTATGTTCGTCAACTACTTGAGCCTTACCCTTCAGGACAAAGCAAAAATGATTCGTTATATGTATCTTGCTGGATATAATCATACCCGCTGGCATGAACAGTTCGCGGGCATACATTCCGTCAGCGAAGTGGTTTACGTGAGGGGGTATCTCAACCCTGTCAGGAGAGTTTAGCATGGCAGTTTCCACGCTAAGAATCTTCTCCCTTGTACTGAGGCGTGTTTCTATCTCCCTGTCGCGGAGTGCCTCTATCTCGCTCACGATACCTCCGTTGCAGAGCCAATTACTGTTATCGCATTAGCCGCACTCGCAAACATTTGAATAGTGTCGCCCGCTTCTAATATCTGACCTTCAAGTTCTGGTAAAGTTGTCGTGGCTAGAGTCGCTAAAGTAACCGTCTTGTAGAACATATTATCGTTGCCCACTGTACTAGCGTTCGGCACAATATGAACCGTGAATGTTGCATCACTTCCCGAACTGTTGAACAGGGCTATCCTGCGTATAGCCGTTACAGTAGACGCAGGGGTTTCGTACTGTGTTGCTACGGCGTTAGGGAGTTCTTGAGGCTGTATGATTTGCTGTATGTTTAGAATTGCCAAACTATGCCATAATCCCCGCCGCAACTAACGCGGCTCTAATTTCAATTAAGTCTTGGGCTACCGATGCGAAGTTGCTATTGATAGTTATATCATCACCGCCCGTACTAACAACAGCCTCTACAGAATCGCCATCTGTCCCTCCACTGTTATCAGCCATGATGTCCATGAGGGTCTGACCAACGATAGCGGCTATATCTGCGGTATTTACAGTTATTGCCGTAGAGTTTGCGGCTATATCTTTACCAAAATGTATTTGAGGCACAGCAAGAAAGTTCCCTTCCCATCCCTGAATAGCAACATCAATCTCGTCAGGGTCTTGCGTGTACTGCGCAAGCACCTTAATGAACTCTTGCCACTGCTCTTGACTCTCAGGCCATGTCTGAGCGCCAGGATGCTTCATAAAATTAGTGTTTAAGCCAGCCACTATCTGTCTACCTTCATCTGAGCGTTATCACCTACCTGCTTGGCAATCAAGCCAGTGTAGATAGTTCTTGCGTCAACTTTTCTGGTAATCCTGAACACCCAATCTCGACCTCGGCCTAGCTTGCGCCAGATAGCGCGATGACTGTACTTACCGATGATGCCGAATGAAATCTCGCGTTCAGTAGAGTATGTGTGACCACCGTCCTTTGAGTAAGTTAAAGTTACGTTGCCGCTAACGCCCTCCTCACCTGTAAGTTGAAGGGAACGAATGCGTAGACGGTCTTCGTCTTTAGTCTTCTGACCTTTCGTAGTACGGATGTTGGGGATAATGTCACCATCCATCGTGTGATAGTCAGAATTCAATTCATATATCTTGCCGTTCTTGTAATCACCAACCAGATGCTTACTATAAGCAAATGTGTGGCAGTTGTAACGCTCCCGATTTGGGAATGTCTTGTTAATGATGTGGGCGCGTTGATGCCAGTGCTTGCTGGTCAAATCGTACACCCATGTAACATTCTCTGTAGGGAATGTCAGGACGTAGAAATCATGGCCTTCGTAAGCATAGGTATATGCGGTTGCGTCTTCAACAGTCGTGTACTGACCCATCTGGTAGGCAACCTGGGGAAAGTCACTCGTCAGAGGTGCAGGATTGTAGCCCTGCGAAATCATAGGTCGAGCCTGACCCTGATCGCTTTTACCTAACCAGACAATCGCATGACCTATTCGGGAAACGGAATGTGGGGCAGCACAGCCAACTTCGCTAAAGCCACCCTGGAATCGTGCAAACGGGTCGCCTGAGTTATACCAGACTTCTGTTGTTTCTTTACCGAGCAGCCAGATATTTCTGCGGTTCGATATGACAGCAACTAAGTCATCGCCCTTACCCTCTGCTGTGGCGAAGTCTAGGGGGTCTATAGAAGTTGCATCGTCAAGCGCAGTCCACCAGAATTGCCCCGTGTCTTTCTGTGTGAACACAACGTAGCGGTCTAGGAACGTGCAGGAATCCGTATTCACTGAACCCGTATTGGTAATGACTCCGGTTGACCTATCGTAAACCTTCAGAGAGCCGCCATCAGCAATAGCTATCTGGTTGCCGTTCACTGCGCCATTGTCGCACATGGAGACAATGCCGCCAGATGTACCTATCGCACCCAAGTCTGTCGCAGTGCCAGCTACATTAACCTTATAGAGATTAGTGCCTACAACGGCGTAACACTCGTCAGCAAAGGTGTGCAAGCCCCGAACCTCACCAACAGCGGGTAAAGAAAACTCAACGCAGCCGGGTACGTTTACTAATGCACCATCACTAGGATCATCCTTAGCCCTCTCTTGGAACAGGTTGATACATTCCTCAGAGGCAACATTCGTAGAACGCCCTTTGTATGCCCCTCCTATAAAGGGGAGCCTCATTGAGTCATCCCTTCATTGTTCACAGTGAACAGGACTGAGGCATTCTCAGTGTCAGCATCTAATGCTTGATTAATTTTAGCCTGTGAGCGTTGAGCGATAGTCTTCTGCTCCCGGTCACTCAAGCCATATTCCGCAGACAATGAATCAGCCAAGCCCCATATGAGCGCACTCGTCCACTCAATCGGAAACTCTGGGTTATCAGAAGCCGCATCAAAATCATCAGGGTAATACTGAGCAGTAAGAACAATCTTATCAGTATCTCCATCACCTGTAGGCCATACGAACAAAGTTCCGTTAGTAAGCGTTTGGCGGTAGTGAACTTGATTTGGTACACCTGTCTGCCCCTTCTGTGATAGGAAACGGTATTCATTGTCGCCTATCAACTCAATCGGAATATCATAGTCGCTGCCGTCCCTGCGTAGGGCATAAAGCAGCGTATGCGGGCGATATGCTTTGGTTGTATAGAAATAGACAGCATTACCAGAGGCAGCGTCATCATCAGTAACGTCATCAATCGTCATGGGATTTGCAAGGTTGGCTACCGTAGTCCAATGAATAGACCCGTCATCCATCTTGATCCCAACGTAGTCTGCCGCTGTTACGTCCGTTATCGAAGTCAGCGTTATGGAGTTAGTACCGCTTGACGCATCAGCAGAAAGCGTAGTCTCAACGTAACTCGAAGTGACATGATCGCCCGTTGAACCAATCTGGTACGATTCCTGAGACTTCTGAATGAACAGAGTTATCTCTTGGCGTAACCAAATGTCAGCACCCGCAACACCCGACAACTCGTTTATGAGTATGTTAAGCGCTTGGGACGCATCAGCAGTTTCATCACCGCCTGGAGCCTCAGATGAATCAAACTCACCCAACTTACGAAGGGCTGAGTTGATTATGTCGTTACGAGTGACGCTAAAGTTTTTAGACCCTGACGTTGCCATCAGTAAGCGTTGCCAGCTTCAATGCGAACATCAGTAGTGCCTGAACCGAACTCTCCGGTCTTGCAGCCTACGCGCATATCACAGGTCACGGCACTCTGTAGCACTCGTTCCGCATCTGCCGTATGAGTTTCTACATCAAGCCACGTAGTCCCGCCATCGAAAGAACGCTGAATCGTGATGGTAGACCCGCCAGCAATATCAACAATAGAACAATCAACAAGTTTAGACCCGCGCACTCGGATTGCATCTGTCCACTCATTCTGTGCATCAACGGTTCTTATAGCTTTACTAGCCATATTAAATCCTCAAAAAATAGGGAGCCGAAGCCCCCGTTAAATGCCGTTATTCTGTTTCCCAAGTGCCATTTACATCACTTACTACAAAGTATGCGGTGCTTGCCAATGATACGATAGTGACGTAATCGCCCTTTTTGGCTGTAGCAAGAGTGTTCCTTAGATAGTCGCCATCAGAAACAGCCCCGGCATACAAAATACCGTCACCAGCATCAGGGTCTATAGTGATTTGCACTTGACCGTCTTCACCGCCATTTATAAATGTGTAACATATACCTGTTCCCATTGCGGGCAAGGTTATCTCTGCTGTAGAAGTAACTAGGTAGTTAGTATTTGGTACGGCAGTTATATCACCAGTTACTACAGTGTAGTTTGATGGCGCAATAAATGTATCTACACCGTTTGGAAATTTAGTTAAACCCATCATATTTCTCCATACCTCACGGATTCAAACCGTGACTTACCCATCAGGGATATAATTGTTTTGAGCAGAATTGCTCGGTTATTGAATTAGGAAAAGCACCGCCCCCCGAAGGAGGCGGGCTTTAGGTAGCGCCTAAGCGCCTTCGCTACACACGATACCGCGTGGGTCAGTCCAACCAGCACTAAAGCGCATATAGGCTTTAGACTTGTCGTTTTCCGTATCGAAATCACCGTCATGGGTGAACTCAACAGGAGCGCGGTCAAACCACTTCAGACCTTCAGGAGCATTCGTAGTAATGAAGAATGCGTCTGCGTTGGTCAGGTAATGGTTGACTGCTGTCTCTGGGATAGAGTTCATGCTGTTCAGCGCGTTGATAGCGTTGTTGGCAGTGTCACTCTGAAGAACAGATTTCAAGATGCGTTGAGCATTGAACTGCTCCGCGATATTGATAATCAAGCATTTCGGACGAATGCTAGCCTTCAATCCCATTGAGTCTGTCATGTTACCGATGAGGATACAAAGTTCCTCAAGCGATGCTTCTGACAGATCAGCAGCGGTGATGATATTGGCGAAACTATCGCCATTTTGCATCGTGTGGTCTGTAGCACCAAGCACTTTACCGTCACCGCCAGTATAACCAGCAGTGAACGCACGGTTCAGAATGTTTGCACCCACGTTTTCACGGGTTTGAGACATACTGTATGCAAGTGAGCTAGCACGTTGTCGAGAGACTTTCTCGTACAGGTTATCAGCTTGTTCCTCTTTAGTTACGATGTAACCAAGAGCATACGCAACGTGCGTATAACGGCTGATGTAGCCTTGAGAATGACCCTGAAAAGCAGCAGAGACTCCTTCTGGTTTGACCGGAGCCAAACCAAAGCCAGCGTGTTCTACGTCTTCTTCAAAGTGCTGTGTAGACCCTTGTACATCAAAAATCTTGGTGTATTCCGGGGAGAATTGGTCATATTTTGCGCCGAACCATGCGTTCACACCAGGCCATAGCGCCTTAGGATGTGAACCAGTATTGATAGGATTACTCATTATTGATTACCTCCCTTATACGCCAGCAGCATTAGGCGCTGCAAGACTTTCGTTAATTGTAACTTCCCAAATTGTATAAGGCGCTGCCTTACCAATCTCGTTGTCGTCAACCTGCGCTCTGCCAATCAGTTTGAACTGAATGTCTGCACCAGTACCATGAGTGTCAGAATCAAGTGAATGACCAGACAGCCCAGTATCAGTATCGCCAGCGCCAACAGCAGCATCAATGTTGTTGCCTACATCAGCAATAACAAGAGAGCCATCGTCTTCAGTAGCCTGAAAGATGATGTTTGTGTCAGTCGCTACATAGACATAACTGGTTGTACCAGATGCTACATACGTCTTCGTCAAATCACCAACTTGCGGGGCTAATCCAACAACAACACCATAAAATGCTCCACCAGCCGCAGCACCTTTAACCTTCATAATGCCTGTGACTGCTTCTGCTTCCGTGTCGAGAGTTACAATGTCGCCAACAAACAAGTTTGCTGTATCGTCAAAGTAACACTGTTGGGAAGCACCATTGTACGGCGTACCATCACGCATACGTACGGGCTTAAATCCAAAAGCCATAATAATTTACTCCAAAAGAAACGTCCAGAATGGACGCAATAAAATAAAGAACTTCGCAATGACGAAAATCTTTAGCGCATTTTTACCTCGCCGTATTGATTTTCGATGGAAGCTCCACCAGATTTGCCAGCACGGATAGCGTCATCCACCATGTCATTCTTCTTAGCTTTTGCCGCATCGTCTTCTGCTTTGAATTCGTTTGGCAATTTCATCAAGAACACAGTGATTTCATCGTCACCCACCTTAGTCTTCTTACTTACCCTAGAGTTAAGGTCGCTGTTATCGCCGTGTACTTCCTTATCACCCACACGGCCTACTATCTCTTTGGCGTTTACATACTCATACCCTGCATTCAGCGCGTCCTGAATCCTAGAACCAACATCGTTAAACCAACGAAGGTAATAATTATCCTCAACTGATTTGATTACGTTAGTTTTAAGTTTGCTGCGCGATTCCGTCATGGATACTCGTTCACGCCTGTCTTTCTTCGCTACCACTGGCTTAACATCTTCGGTAGTCTTTTCTTTCTTCTGGTTGGAACTTGTCATTGCTATCTCCTTATTTTCCGAAATAATCAGCTACATACTGGGCTTGGGTCAAAACACCCTCGCTAACAAGTCGGTCACAGATTGCTTTCGCCTCTGCATCCAACGCTTTGTAGTTATTATCTCCGGCTTCTTCCTGTGTAAATTCTTCCTCACCCGTAATAGTTTCCTTACGTTTGGGGTTCTCAAATTTGTGTGCCATGTCCTTCTTGGTAACTTCAGCAACTTTATCCATGAACTCCTGTTGAGAGCCATGAAAGCCTGAGTTATCCAAGTCAGCAGCAACGCTATCAGCGTAACGCCTTAGAACAGGGTCGGCTGCATACCAGGTATTCTTCTCAGCCCACTTAGCATTAATAGCAGCACCATCGGACGCAACGGGGGATGCCTTAACTTCCTCAAGTTGCTTACCTAAACGGATATAGTCTTCGCCATCACCGTTATTAATTGCTTCGGCAAGTCGTGACTCAAGTGAAGCAACTTCTTTTGCTCGTTCTGAACGCTCCCGTTCTACCGTGCGCTTAGTCTGCTCAATGAACTGGTCTTTCATGGTGGCTACACTTGCTTTAACTTCATCAAGTTCGGCCTCCAGTTTGCGGGCTTTCTTGGTTGCTATGCCAGCAATCTTCTCTCCAGTCTCCACATATTCCTGCGCAGTCTTGGCTCCTTCGCCTTCAAAGTCAGGATTCCACCCATCTTTGGTTGCTTCTGCTTCCCAATCTCTCATTTGTTCGTTCATATCTTGCTCCATAGTTGCCCTAGCTTAACTAACCTTTTCATGTGCCACTCTTTGTCGGCGGTTGAGTTCGTAGTATCCTACTTCATCATCAAGCGTTGCAGTAATGTCTACATCGTTTAAGACGCGATACTTCTCACCATCTTTCCCAACCACCGGAACACCACCGTATTTTGCAATCATTATACGATCACCAACAGCAGCAAATGGCTTAGAGTAATCACTCCAACAATCAGCGCCTACGTCAACCAAATGACCATAGACCTGCGCGTTGGAATACTTTTCGTGAGATTCGTTAGCGAGGATAATACCGCCCTCAGAAACTTCTTCAAGTTCTTCTGGCCTGACTAAAACCCTGTCGCCTTGAGGATAGATACCGGATTCATTATTCATTGCCGGGTTCCTCATAATACTCAGGGTCTAATTCCTGAATGCCCTCTGCATCAAGGCAACTAATCTGTGTTGACAACTCCTCAACGATTCCACGGTAGCAAGAAATGTCTTCCTGCGTCCTGTAGGGTTCGCCTGGATAAAATACATCAACCTTAGCGTCTATATAGTCTTGAACCCTGGACTTCAGGATTTCAATGTAATACGCCGTTACCGGGTGCTGATTCCACTCATCCATCGCTTCCTTGTTTGGTATCTGACTTTCCACTTTCTAGCTCCTTTAGTTTATCTCTAATTTTTTCCTGCTTAACTTTAAGACGCTCTGTAACCGCCTTAAACTGACTCACTTGCGAATTATCACCTATAGCCTGTGCCTCTGAGGTTAACTTGGCTACCTGTGCCTGGGTAAGAAGATTCTTGTCCTCTGCCCCCATCATCGCTACAATCGCCTTCTGCTTGGAATCTTCAACCTTGTGCTGCAACTCCATGACCTGAATCTCAAACTCAGGGTTCTTCGGAGGTTCAATAGCAGGTTGACCCGTTTCAGGGTTGATTGGGAATACCTCTTGGCTGTCTGCAATACTCATGGCCTCAAGGAATCGAAGTTCAATCTTTGTCTTATCGTAGCCCGCAACTGCATCAGCACGTTGTAACAACATCTGAGCCTTCTGCATCTTTTCCTGCGAGGAAAAAGCGTTCTTATCCGCAGCAGGATGAATGTCCTTACCATCGCCCGTGTAATCAGTCGAAAGCACTTGAGCCTTACCCTCTAATGTCTCAAAGTATTCTTCTGGATTGAGATAAACAGAATTGAGGCGATACTGCTCACGAAACTCTTGGCGCATTGAACGGTGAACACGCTTGAAGATACCTGAAAAAACTTGCATACCCTGACTTAACATGGCTTCCATATTGTAAGCAGGGGTGTTCTGACCCATATTCTTACCAGACATAGCATCATTAATTGATGACAACTCTTTCGTGTACTCAATTAGCAAGCCAAGCAAGTTAAACAAGACAGGTGAAGGAGAATTGACAGGTATAGGAACAATGGATTCTTTCAATGACTGACCCGTAGAGTTAATTTTGATCCACTCATTGTTACGGAAACTTACCTTGCCACCCTTAATCCTAGCCCCTCGACCTAAGAAACCGCCCGAAGTCGTCTGAAGCGTACCAGCATCTATCAACTGGTTAATCAGGGTGTTAACCGTACCGTTCAAAGGCGCGAGTAAAGAACCAAACCCTATGTCATAAAATGAACCATCGGGGGCAGGTATGAACGAATACTTAGTGTAAGACTCAATCGGCAGAATCTCAAGTATATTCTGAGGCTCATCAGCGAGTTCTTTAATCCGCTGCTCTCGAATATCAATTTCTTGTTCTATCTGCCCAACCTGCTGTTCTACAGCTTGTTGGTCTTGCACATTAGGAGGCGTACCCGCTTCCTGCATTTGTTTAATCTTCTGCTGAACTTGCTGAATTAACTCATGCGCCTTACGCCGGAAACCAGCAAGTTCATCTTCAATCACGGAAATTTGCTCAGACTGCTCCGATATAACCTTACGGAATCGGTTGACAATCCGCAGAGTCTTTACATCAGAACTGTCAACAGTGACTATATAGGGCTCAGGATAACCATCACCGTCCAAGTCCAACCATAAGTGCTGCTCAAGCATCATGCGGGGTAACTTGGTGTCGCTCGGATTATTTGACACACCAGCGCGTATGTCCGAATTATCAGGTTCAGGTATATCAGCCTGACCCAATTTAACATCGGAATAAACCTTTCTTAACTGGCGGGACTTAACTTCCCTGTCGTAAAGGTAGAACATCTCCGTCTTGCGCGGCATAGTCTCTAACGATGCTGCGCGGTACGGTACTACTAAATTCTGAGGTAAAACAGTCGTAGTCTTTAAGCGCTGCTCTGATGCGTCCCAAAACTTCTTACGGAAGCATAGACCCATAATTGGTAAAACCATGAGCATCCGGTCAAAACCAGATTCCCAGTCGGGGTCTTCATCCAAATTTTGATAACTCATGTGTTGGCTTACACGGGAAGCGCGGGCAGCTTTAGTCCCTTTCGGGTCGGCTCCTGTTACCTTCATGCGAACTAAGTCAGGGGCTTGGGCTAGATTCGAGAATGCTCTGACTTGAAACTGTAAGGCGGCTTGAGACAATAACGGGAACTTGACATTACTCGCTCCCTCCCACGGCAGAGTCTTAGATTCAGCAACCTGGAGGGCCAGTTTCATTGCGTGTTCGTTGGCTTTCTCCCACTTGGAGCGAGTTGATTTGTCAGCCCGAAAGTCCTCTATAACTTGGTGAGCAATGGCATCTGACTGCGCCTCAGTCAACAACTCGTTGATATTTTTGGACTCTGAGAGAACCTTAAAGTCAATCTTGATGTTTTCGATGTTATCCATTAAAGTCCTAAGCGCAATGCGCGTATCCCAACGGGAGTGTAAAATCAGTCATTAATAATCAGTTCCCTAAACACGCCGACCACAATATTAACAGAAAAATGTAAGATAGCCCCCAACAGGCAATCCATATTGCTATAATTAATCTCAACCATGCAATCATTGTACTACTGCGCATCAGGCATTATAACACACTTCAAGACTGGTGTCACACATTAGCATCTTTTCAAGATATAATGTTCATCAACACTACCCAACTTTTTAGTAACCAGTGTACACATCTTGCCCGTGGTCGGCGTGAAGTTCTACTGTTTCGTTGTATTCGTCTTCTTCAAGTTCGTAATCAGTCTGAGGCTCTACCATTTCATCAAGCATCAAGCCCAACCAGCCTAAAGCATCGAATTGATCCTTATAGGCGTGTTTCGGATAACGCAACACTTCTTCAAGGAAATCAGCCGACCACTCAGCTTCCATGTCCACATAGACCTTGCCCGCCCTAGCACGGGCTTGCATGGAACGAGAACGTAAAGACTTGTCCTTTGACGGAACTGCCGTGTTCAAGGGGAGATACTGCTGCCTCTCCTCCATCATCTGATAGAGAAAGGCTCCCAATGACCGAGCGATGTTTTCTTCTTCGACCTGGATTAACTGTGGCGAGTAACGAGTGTCAACAGAGAATAACTCCTCGCATATCTCCAGCCCGTCAATCCTCTGGCGGCGAACGTCAACGATGCACAAATCACCGTTCTCAGTCAAACCACCCGTCATAACAACGGTATAAGCCGAAGTCTTCTTCTCCGAGATAGCCATGTCAGTTGAGACATAATACGTCATCCTCAACTTCTTCATTTCTTCAGTCATCGGCAGGAAGTCAGCCTTCCTGTAGTACGCCGTAGACTCGTCAATCGGGTCGTTCAGGTATTCCTGACCGTACAAGTCAACACGACCCCGTTCAGCGTATTTGTTCCTCTCCCGTACCAGCCAATCCTTCGGACGGTGTTCTTCCCATAAAAGATTACTAAAGTCCTCGTTGTGCGCCCTATACTTGACCGCCAACCAAGACCTGTTCAAATTCTTCGAGTATGTCTTTAACGGAAGGTGTACAGTCTCCTCCGCCTTCTCAGGGGGCATACAGCCCTCTAGGAACGAGTCGTAACCGATAATCGTGCCTACACCACGGATAATGCCGCCTGAACCCAAAATAGGGGTCACAGCGCCCAGAAACCACGACATAAACTTGAATCGCCGCGCCTCACTGAGAACCAAGTCCTCATCTTCCATATCATCAAAGACCACCGCATCAGGTCGCTTACGCTGCCATTTCAGGCCACGCATACGCTGATTAGCACCTTTACAGATAATTCGGAACGTATGACCGTCCTTTAACTCGACTATTAACTCGGATTCCTTGTCTTTCAAAAACCTAGAAACACCAAAAGCCTCACGCAAATCATCATTATCAGCCAGTTCAGCACGAATATCCGCTAAAAACGCATTCGCCAGGGACTCATTCGACCCCAAAAGCAGGATATGTCGGTTAAATCTGAATAACAGGATGAATAGAACGTAAGCAAAGGTAATCGCCGTGGACTTAGCAAAGCCCCGAGGAGCCGCTAAAGCTACCTGGTCGGCTTCTGACAGGCATAACGCCCACATTTCCATGTGCAAATACGGTATAGGCTTGGGCTTGTCGTAACGAGCCGCCAAGAACGTAGCCGAAAAACCAAATAACTGCTTTGCCTTAGACCACGATTCCTCTGTTATACCAGGTATCTTACCTTCCATTCCGCATTTCTCTATCTCTTGCCCCACCACTACAGGATACACTTAAATAATGGGCTGGAAAGGCAGGACTCGAACCTGCGACATTCTGATTAACAGTCAGACGTTCTACCACTGAACTACTCTCCAAGTCCCCTCTAACGCTCTCACAGCCCCGTAGAGCCGATTTCTCTAACTTTTGGTACTAGGGGTGAGGGTCAGACTCAGGACGCTGTATAACGCCACCACGACCCGTCTTACGATTGGGATGCTTGTACTTACGACCCTGCTTGTCAACGTAATTATCAGCCTGATCCGGCTTGGAACACCCCTCACCCTTCCTATACTCATATTTCTTGTCGCCCATTAGGGACTCCTTAAATTGTCAAAAACGTCAGATTTTTCGCGCCGCCAAAATTTCTATATACATATAGAACAACACAATCCATAACTATATTATACCACACTGAGAAAAGTCACCATTTCTCTTTTTTAACGACTTCTGGAAAGTGGGATATATATATAATCTTGTTTGCAGAATTTGCCCCTCCCCCGCCTGGTATTACTGTAATGGAATTCATTATGTACCATGCAGCTGCATGTACTGTACCATGTAGCCGCATGTACTGTACAAGGCTCAGGGTATGTACTGATACCAACGGTTACAGCGGGTACTGTACAACTTTTGGCTGTTTGGGCGTTGGGATCATGCTATTCTGGCCTGTATCATGCTGGTATACTGTATGGATAAACAGTACCTGGTGTATCAGCGTACTAGTACACTACTACATGCGCAGGGTTTATACCCTAAGGCAGCTATACCCCAAAATAATATCAACTAATCCGGCATACCCTGCCCTTAGCATCTACCAAGTTAAGCCAATGTAGGGCAATTCAGGCAATATCAAATTAAATCAATATATCTGGTATATACCCTTGTAATGTGGTGTAGTTTTCTATACTCTCTATCTATCCCCTATCTTATGGGGCATTTATTGAGGTAATACGATATGCAAGCAATAACCAGTAAATACTTAGGCGCTACCCTTCATCGCGGGTCGCGGTTCAAGGCCACAACAGCCGGAGGTCAGTCTGTTACTGTGCCTTATGACTACGAACTAAGCACAACAGAGAATCATAAGGCCGTAGCTCAACAGCTACTAACTAAGCTTGGCTGGAAGTGTGGCATGGTGGGCGGCACACAATCTAATGCGGGCAAGGGTGAATACGGGCGCATGGTGTGGGT